ATTCGTAGGTGACGTACATATTTTTCGCATTGGTCTTCTGCACAGGTGTGTCAAGGTTGAGCATTGTGGTATGAACCATCTTGTTTGCAATTAACATTCTCGGTCTGCTCATTTCGCCTGTGGCTATCGGATATACCAATGAAGAGGCTTTGTTTAACTGTAACATTGTAAACGCTCTTGCATCATAAATACTTTGAGGGAAAATTTCGCTACAAACATAAGCCTTATCATTGTTTATAACATATCCATTTCCGACAATTAAACCACCGCCAAACATTGCAGGTCTTGAAAATTGGAATGTTGAATCATTTGAAAGCGGATATGTAGCCTGATTATTGTTTGAAAGGTTAATCATTCTGAAACCATTCTGATTGTCATTCCAATCTGTTCCCGATTTTGTCGGCACATAAATCTTCGTGCCATCAAAAAGCACCTGATAATACTCAGGCATTCCATCATCATCCATACTCGTGTTCTTATAGCCAATAGGTGCAAGGTCTGCTACATCTGCACTTATTGTCTTATAATAAACAGGCTCTTGAGAAGTGCCGAGATTTACCATTGTTTCATTTTCACAATCAATAACACAATAACTAATATCCTGCTTACTGTACCCATAAGATTTGAAACCGTTAGGTCCTGTGTTATTTGTAAACAGGTACAGATATTTCTGAACATCATCAAACCAATAAAGCGGTTGCATATAAAACGTAATTGGAGTAGTAACCGCAAATGACCTCTTGATAGGGTTGTTGCTTGAAACTGTATCAACCAATCCTGCTTTGAAGAACGGCATTCTCTTGATATAAACAGACACCTTGTTTGTCTGCTTATTTGCTGAACTTGCCTGATACTCTCCAAGATCACCTATGTAAAATGATAAGCCGTGGTTATCATCATAGATTGCGTGTGTTTCGTAAAATGAACCTCTTCCAAAAGTAAGATTTGGCAAAGCCGATATGTTCTTAAACGGAAGGAAATTTGCAAACGCATTCGAAGAAGAACCAAGACCACAGTTTCCTGTGTCTTTATGAGTTAGTGCAACCGACCTGATGTAATGTCCATCAGGCACGTTACCAACTGAACTACCCCACTCCCAACCAAATTTGACATAGCCATCGGAAATCTGTTTTTCAAGCGAATTTGGCGAGCCTCTTCTTGTATCGTCTGACGTATCAGAAGGTGCTATGTCGCCTGCATGAGCATATAAATGGTTCTGTGCGTCATTCGGGGGCAGGTAATTGTCAGCATCAATCTGTGCAGGGTTTCCACTCGTAGCAAAAGCATTTTCATACATCAGAATGCCACCAAACCAATCGTGCAAAGGTGTCATTGCATTGGTATCAATACCACCCAATGTATTATTCTCGAAAATATCGGCAAGGGCATTTGTAACAATGTTATCCTGCTCAATTACCTCTGCAAGATTGCCTGATTTAGCATAATACTGTTTGATCGTAATATGCCCTTTGAGTTTCGGCAACTTCATTTTGCCAAAATTGCATTCTTTGAAATTATCTCTGAACATGGGTTTATTCCTCCTGCTCTATTTCCTCTGTTTCTTCTAATTCTCTGAACTGTGCCGTCTGCTCTTCGTAGTAATCAAGAGCCTGTTCTGAAAGCCAACCATACTTGCTTTGGTCTGCAATGAGAACATCAGCATAGTCGACCGAAAATTCGCCATGCTTAATGCAATTTACAAATGCGTCAATAACTCGCTTTTCTTTCTTCCTAAGAGCCATAATTTAATTCCTCCTTATGATACTTTTAATATGTCTTGTTTTTCATAACTCCAACGATAGCCGTATGCAGTACGAGTAATATCTCTGCAAGCAATCATTATTGTATTAACTGTTGTTTTACCCATAAACTTTCTTGCATCTGACAAAGAACTAAAAGAACGTATATATTGTCCATCTTTGGTGTATTGATGGACATCTCTAACACAATGGGTTATGCTCATAGGCTTAATATCTTTGAGCGTTTCTTCACCTTCGTAATATGCCCACCGATAACCGCCTGCAAAGTTTCTATCACCTCTGCATACGGCACATATACCGCTTGTTAGAATATTGTTTTCTCTCGAAGCATCCGTAACAGAGTTGTATATCTTCGTCGTTCCGTCTGCGGAAACTCTAACAATCTTACGTCTTTTGATATTGCCTTTGATATTACCTCTCGACATAATTTCTTTTGAAGTAATTCCGCAATCGTGTAAACGGTCTAATACAATCTGCTTTGATATTCCCACGATTTTTGCAATCTCTTTAGCACAAAGACCCTCTTTCCAAAGCGTAGCAATATCGGAAATTTTGTACTTCGAGCCTTTTTGAACGGCAAGCGAAATATTATATCCTTTTTTTTGTGTATCAAGAGTTTTTATCCAATATGCCTCTCTATCATTCAAGAGTTCGTCAGGACATTCTTCAAGAGTATCAACTGAAAAAGCATCTTTACCATACTTCTTGATTGCATAGTAAAGCAACGATTTATAGCCGACTTTTTCTTTCCTTCCCATTCTCAAATGTTCTTTAAAACGCTCTTGAACATTACGGAAAGTTTGACCGACATAAATCTTGCCGTTTATCGAGTTAGTAATCTTATAGATATAACCCATTTATCTGTCCTCAATAACTCGCTTTTCTCTCTTCTTCATATCGGTTTCCTCCTTATAAAACTAATGCCTGAACACTTGCTATCTGTTCATCTATGTATTCCTGTATGCCTACTCTGTATTGCAATTCAACATCACCCGTATCACTCCAAATATTATTCGTACCGCCCTGTGTCGTTATCGTGGTTGGTGTCAGGTCTATTTCTATGGGTGTGGCAAGCATGTAAATGATTTCAGCACCCATAAACAAAGTTTTTAATGCTGATATATTTGTAATGTTATTTGACGAACTCGCTCTAATGTTAATATATCCTTCATTATCGGTATAAACACGTTGTATTGATGGTTCAGCGTTTCTTGTATCGTACGACACACCTTTTGCCATATTAGAAATAGTCAAAACCTTGCTATTATCTATTGCCTGTATGCCTATGTCGCTTACTCGTGCCAAAGAACCATATGCGGAAGAGGGCGTAAAATTGCTTAAAACGGTGTCGTTTGTTATTGTGTATTTTCCCCAAGTCACCCTCAACTTCCCAGCAGTTACATCAACCTCACCGCCATAGACTGTGGAAGGCAAGGTGATTGTTTGTGTTTCGGTTATATTATCTCCATATGTATGCGTGATAACAACTTCATCACTTCCGCTTATCGGCAAAGGGTTATCAGGTGTCGATGTACCGCTTGCCTGTTGTGGCACTATTGCACTTTTCAGCGACACAAGGGGCAAGGCAAGGCTTGTGTCAAATGTGGCTATTGTCCCACTTGCGGTCTTAATCGGAAATTGCCCGATAACCATATTACGCAATTCATTCAATGCGTCTGTTGGGTTTCTTTTTCCCTGCGGAAAATCTGCAAGCAAAGTTTCATACTCAATGCCGTGAACAACCTTTTTTGCGACCGTTTCCGTTGTTGCCTTTGCAGACGAATAGCCTGTTTCTGCCTGTGCATTAGGCTGTGTCAGCAGGATTAAATCGTTATTGCTTTCACTTGTGCTTGTGGGCAACTCGGGAATTGTAATATCTGTATCTAATGCCATACTCAAAATCTCCTTTACATTACTATTCTTATTCGTTTTCCATCTTCCGTCAATATTTTCTTTCTGTCTTCCGTAGCCAATGAAAGCCACTCCATTGTGATCGAAACTGCGTCTGCTACGGGCAACAATTCCATTGTCTTCAAATCAATCATTTCTACTATATCAGACAAATGCTCAATGATGTTATCAGCAAGCGTAATTGTAAGGTTTTCCGTAATAGAAACAAGCGACATTCTGCCAAACGGAATAAGGCTGAAATCGTCTTTGAATTCAAGGAATCCATCCCAATAATCGCTTGCGTACAATCTCTGACCTTCAATCGTAACATGAGCATGGTTTACTTGAATTGTAGTTTCTTCAATGCCATGCGTAATTACTCTAACTTCCCAAACGTGTCTTATGTTTGGTTCTACATTCTTTAAGATGTAGAAAAAGTCACGGCAAATGGAAACCTCGACAGGCTGAATGTCTGCGTTATATGTTGTACTTGTTTCTTCCTCTCCCTCATTCTGTTCGGTATCAGGTATGTCTGTTGATACAAGCAAGGGTGACAGGCTTTCGTATGGCTTATAGTTAATAAGTTCACCATCGAGATAGTATCTGATTTCATAACTATTCGTGTTTGACAGATCCGCTGCCATATCGAATATGAATTCATGCAGGATTTTTACAGTTGTTTCCTGTGCCGCTAGGAATGTCATTCTTGCAATGGTCGTTTCCTGCTCAGAACCAAAAGTAATTACATCAAGGTTTGCAAAGTTATAATATGTAACCTCATTTTCAACCGTGTTCTGCATTAAGCCTGAGATATTCTTATCGGTCTTACTACGGGCATTCGCAAGAGTTGGCTTATTTCCGTAGCCTTCAAAGCTATAAGAAGAAATAGAGTAGGATATGGACATAACACAACCAGTGCTATTCCCGGACAGGCCTCCTGTAAACGGTATTTCGTCGCCTAGATCGAAGATAGGATCACGAGCAGAATTAAAATAGAATGGTGTATATCTAATCTCTGAAACACCTTGTAATACAGCTCGTCTTCTTCTTTCAATAGCATCTGTTGTTCCTAATTGTAAGAGAGGATTGCCACCTAAATTCATGGTTAATCCATCATCAACCTCAAGACCATAATATCTTGTCATTTGAGTTTCAATATCAACAAACGAAACACCGGTCCATTTGGTTGTATATCCGGAGAAAACAACATCATCGTCCCTATGATCCTCGTCAAATACTATTCCAGTAGGATTGCCAAATTTCCGAAGAACAAGTTTTCCATATCTATCGCAGCAAGCAAAACAGGCAGCCGCCTGAGCTACCCAGTAAATAAGATCCCTGTAAGTTTCAATATCATTAGGTGTGTATAGTCCTAATACTTCAGTTCCGTTGTATAATGCTTGGACTTCTTCTTCTGTTATTCCAAGCTCTACACCACATTCTGTGCAAGCATAAGAAAGATAACCATATAGTGTTGAGGATGTAGTATCAATCGTGAACTTCTTGTCGAACTTAGCCATGTGATCATAGCCAGTTACTGCTATTCCATTTTTACTAAGCTGTGGTGATTCTTCGTCAAGCGTAAACACTCCGCAAGGCACATCAATCCAAGTATCGTTATCAGGATCCAAAAGCAAACCTATACTTATTGATACTTCTTTTCCTGAGTATTCGTCTCTGTCAATCTTATTGATGAACGAAGGAACAAAAGACATTGCAAGCTCACCGATGTAAACACCACCGATCTTCATGTCACTTGATTCTGCTGCTTTGCCGTTTATAGAAAAGGAGCCGGCAATAACATCATCATTAGTAAAAGGCACGGAGCCGATTGTGCCTGACAATCTTCTCCGTGACCCGTGGTGCATCATTTTTTCTATATACTGTTCCGATACCTGAAACACTTAAAACTCCTCCAGTGTGAAACTTACATTCCAAACACCCTTTGTTGTTCTTAATTTAGCACTTTTTTCCTTTAATCCATAACTCATTGAACCGGGTCCAATTCTTACTAACATTGTAGCATAGTCGTTTATAGCAGGATCGTATATCTTAGCCGTAAACTCGTCTCGGTATGCAAGTGCAAGCAACTTTGTAAGTAAAGGCTGTAAGACTACTCCTGAAATAGATATAGACTTTCTTCCTCTTCTTACAGAGACATCTTCCTGTGTTCCACCTTCTGTTTCATGAGTTGTTACATAATCGTTTAACCCTGTGTTTAAGGCTTTCAAATACGGATATTCTTCATTGTTTAAGATGATTGGATAGCTTTCGGCTAAACTTATAAACTCAGACATATTACCTGCCTCCTGAAATAAAGTTGTTTCTCGCATTTGCAGAAATTATCTGACTGTCTATTTTCCTTCCACCAATATAGACAGGAACTTCAAATGTCAACTTTGACAGTCTGCTATCTACAACAGCACCTATATCACTCATCAGTTTATCATGCGAATAGATCATTTCTGAACCTGCTTCACCACCACCCATGTAGTGACCATTTGCAGCACCAAAGATAGTCGCAGAGTCAAGAAGATACGGAGCATCCATAGCCTTTTTGTACCATTCAATCTCAACCTTCGGGAAGGATCCTTGTCCTGCAAATCCCCACGGTGCTTCACCGCCTGATATGTTGAAATGAGGAAGTTTTATCTGAGGTAAAGACCAGTCAAAGTCAAACATCTCGAGAAGTTTATCAATACCAGAACTTACTGTGTTTTTGATATTATCGAAAGCACCTGTGATAGAATCCCATACATCTTGACCAAAACCTGAAACAACATCAAAAACATCTGAAAATCCACTGCTAAAATCGTCCCAAAGGTCAGTAAAGAATGAACCGACATCACCAAGCAGATCACCTTCAAAAATAGAAGAGAACCAATCAAGAACATCTTGTCCGAACTGGTCCACTGAGTCGAATATTTCTAAAAATCCTGCTCCTATTTCATCGAAAGAAAGGCCCATCAATCCACCAATGGAACCGATGATAGAAACTCCAAGCGAGCCAAGCAGACTTAAAACAGTCTCTCCTATTTCTGGTGCAACATCAATAAGTGTTAAAATAACATTTCCGATTATTTCAGGAATCATGCCAACCAGTTCCGGGGTAGCCTCTGCTAATCCCGAAGCCAGTCCGGAGATTATCTGTAATCCGCCTCTTATCAATGGTACTGCAACGTCAGGACTGGTTAAAACTGATACCAAAGTATGTATAACACCGACTATTGTCGGAGCAATTTCGTCAGCATGCTCAGCTATTCCGTTAACGAGCATCATGAGTACACCAACTCCGGCATTCAGGATTTCTTCTTCATGATCAATCAGCGTGCCACCGATAGTTTCAATTACACCGAAGATTGCAGGAAGGATAGTATCAAGGTTATTGATGATACCTAACCCAATCTGTGAAATTGCCTCTGCTCCAGATTGAAGCAAAACAGGCAAATTTTCAATTATAGAACCACTCAAAGCAGTAAGAATAGTTCCGCCTATCTGTATAAAGCGTGGTGCAACTTCGCTTATATTATCGGCTAAGTCATTTACACCTTCTTCAATAAGTGTTAAACCGCCTTCTACATCACTACCTGAAAATACCATAGACAAGCCGTCCATGGTTGTAGAAAAGGAAGGTAAGAACTCGGAAAGCATACTGTTTTTAAGACCAGTAAAAGAAGTCTGCATATTCTGCAAACTATCTTGGAAAGATGCAGCGTTTTTAACTGTTTCATCAGAAAGAACACCACCTAGTTCGTGTGCCTGCTGTCTCATTTCGTCCAGCTCTTCCGAACTCATGTTAAGCAACGGACCTAACTCTGTGGCTCCACGACCGAGCAACTGACCGGCTAAGTATGTTCTCTGTGTTTCATCTTCGACATTCTGCAGAGCTTCGATAGTTGCACCAAACAGCTCTTCTCCACTCATTGAAGCAATCTGTTCTTCTGTTATGCCAAGCTTTTCAAAAGCATCATTACCGGTCTCTGCTGCATTAGATAAAGTCTTAATGCTTGCCTGCATTGAGTCAATAGAAGTACCTGCGTGCTGCATGATAAAGTCCCATTCTTGGAACGACTCAGCAGACATGTTCATTTTCTGACTCATTTTGTCTATACGATCACCATACTCAGCAACCGAAGATACACCGTCAATAAATGCCTTTGTTCCTGCAACAGTTGCCGCAGTTGTAGCCGTGATCGCTGCTGCCGATACTCCTGCTGCTACGCCAATACCTTTTTTAAGGTTAGCACCGAAAGAAGATGCCGATTTTTCTGCACCTTCCAGTCCTTCATTATATTCAGTTGTGTCGAGTCCTAATTTT